TTGCATCCAGTTTCAGTTTGCCAATTTCTTCTAACCCCTTTGCCCTAATTCTACCTTCCAAAAATCCTTGAAGGGTTTTGATTTTGGCCCAGATCGTTTCACCCTCGACCAGATACCGATAGTTAAATTCACTGTTATATTTACTTGCCATCTTTTATCCGTAGCTTGCTGATGCCAAATACCCCCTGGCAGTTCCAACTCCAGTGGTGTCAGTGGCAACGACTCCACTGCTGTTCACTAGATTCGTTAAAGATGAATTGGAACCTGTGTACCCAAATCCGAAAATTGCTTCACTTGTCCCAAATCCAGCGGCGGCTAAACCAGAACGTGCAGTTCCAACTCCAGCAGTGTCAGAGGATACTACTCCACTGGTGCTAACCAGATTCGTGATTGCAGAATACGAAGCTGTGCTTCCATATCCAAAAATTGCTTTGTCTGATCCATATCCTGCGGACGCTAAAAGCCTTCTAGCAGTTCCGACACCAGCAGTGTCAGTGGATACTACTCCAGATGAACTCACTAAATTCGTTGTTGAAGAGACTGAACCTGTATGCCCATATCCGAAAATAGCTTTGTCTGTTCCATATCGTGCTGATGCTAAATCCCGTCTAGCAGTTCCGACACCAGCAGTGTCAGTGGCAACGACTCCAGATGAACTCACCAAATTCGTTAAAGATGAATATGAACCATTTGTTCCATATCCAAAAATTGCTTTGTTTGATCCATATCCTGTCGAAGATAAATATCGCCTAGCTGTTCCGACACCAGTGGTGTCAGTGGCAACGACTCCACTGCTGTTCACCAGATTCGTAATTGATGTACTCGAACCTGTAGTTCCAAATCCGAAAATAGCTTTATCTGTTCCATATCCTGCACAGGCTAAAGCCTCACGTGCAGTTCCAACTCCAGCAGTGTCAGTGGATACTACTCCAGATGAACTCACCAAATTCGTTAACGCCGAAACTGAACCTGTGCTTCCAAATCCAAAAATTGCTGAGCTTCCACCACCACCACCACCACCACCACCACCAATCAATGCACGTAAACTAGAAAAAGCCATTAGATATCCATGTCAAGACCTGCTGTAAAACCGAACCAAGCCGTGCCAGCATCAACTGTTATGAAGGCAAAAACATCAACATCAGCCGCACCCGATGAAAGTGTCGGAGCAGTTGAACTGGCCCACTGCACTGATCCAGGCCATGTAACTGCCCTCGATCCTGAAGCATCCTGAGTCAAAATTAATGTAAATGAACAACACGAACCTGACGCTGAAGGATTTGAAAACGTGAAAGTAGTAGTTGCCACGTTCAGCGTTGCAGTGATGACATTTCCTGATGTTATATCAATAGTTTGTGATGCAACCGTGTTTCCTATTGCGTTTCCTGTTTCAGAGTAATCTTTGATCGTTGGACGTTGCAAAATTTTGTCAGACAAATTGGTATTTCCTGAACCATCAAAGGTCAGCGCAACCACTCCGCCGCTGTCCTTAATGTTATTTCCGCCGACTTTAAAATCACCAGTAATGGAAACCAAACTTGTATCGCCTTCGACTAAAAGCTTTCCGCTTCCCACGTTAAAATCATCACCACTTGAAGAACCGATGGTAATGGTAATTGCCTGTCCATCAGTGAGTTCAATTACAGCGGTTCCTCCATTATTTTGTAAAACCAAATCATTCCCCGTGTCTGGCTTTAGTATTCGATCTGCCATCAGATTACCTCGCGTATGTTAAAAGTCATATTTTGGTATGAACCTGAATTATCTGCACTGACCATTTCAGGTGCATCGATCATGTAAAAAAAACCTGAATAGTTAAACGTCTCACTCTGGTCCGATGCTAAATCATTCAAAACCTGTATTGGAAAAGGTTTTGAACGGTATGCATGATAAAAATCGATGATATTGTTTGCCTGAGCAATTGGGACAATCAGATTACATGTGAAAATGTTAATGACATTTTTCTGGGTTTCCTGGTATCCACCATTATTCAACGGTTTTCTGATTGAAAAATCTTGAAGTGCTTTTGAAATTCCAAGTTGCGGATTTTCGATTTCGATGACTGAACACGCCTGAAAGATGCCGATTCTTACTGGATTTTTGACACTCGAGATTGTTGCATCTGCAACTGATCCTGAAAGTGTAATATCTGCCGCGCCTGTACCATCACCAACAATCTGATTAACTTGATAATCTGAAGCGCCAATTGTGATAATCGATCCGACATGGACATTTGAATGGTCGAAAATATTAATTGCATTACCTGAACTATCCTCGAAATGTCCAGTTGCACCTGAGCTTTGGTCCCATTGATGGATCGAATTTCCTTCAATTGGGGAACCTTTAAGATCAGTTGTAGATTCAAGCGTCAAAGTCCCCGTTCCTGCTCCGAGTGCGGAACCACCCCAAACGTTTTCGATAGTGTCATCTGCATCACTCAACCCTAACTCAAGAATCACTAAATCTTCGCCACCGTCTCCCAGTGTTAAATTTGCCTCAAGAACTAACGTATTCGGTGCGCCTGTCAGATAATCGGTTAGCGTGGTGTTGGTTGTGATTGGTGACGTTAATGCGGTCCCGCTGAACGTTCCCCGCGTGTAGGGTTGAAGGTTCGGTTTTTGTTTTGCGTCATTATTTTTATTGATCCATTTATTCGTTGAATAAACATTGATGTCTAAAATGTCGGTTATAGAAAGTGAATTATCCGTATCACTAATATTCAAAGTTAAAGAATCTGCCATCACTCCAGAAATAAAAATCGCCGACATCCCTGATGATAAGGTCACGGAAATCGTTGCACTCGCAGAATTCGCCATGAAACATTTACGCGGATTATCATCAGAAATATTATCAACCGAATAATCAGCAGAAAATTGAGCGCCAGATGATAAACTTTGCGCGGTTATTTTGTTCGAATCTAATATCTTCATGATTGAACCAAATCGGTGATGGTTGCTTCGCCTTCAATGGAAGTTTCCATTGCGACTGAATCCCACGCGATTCCACGAACTTTCATATCAACATGAACCTGCTCGGTTCTGCGATCAAAAACAACCCGATCACCTGGTCGCCATGTCGATTTGAGTCCTGCGATTTTTGCTTTTACAGTTGGTTTGATAAGCACATTTTTAATAGTTGTTAGCATCGTTGAGACAGCCCCTGATTGTGATGAATCATCTGCCAATGCATTCAATGAAATATCAGAACCACTTGCACCTAACGAAATTACACTCCCTAGCTCTTGAGATTCCAAATCTGTTCCACTCCAAAAATAATCCGTATATTTTAATGATATGTTTTTGATCTCCTTTGGTGCGCGGATTACAATTTCAATGATTTCAAAATCAGATAATGCATGGTAATAATCAGAACCTGTCCCAGGAACATCATCCTTATCAATCAAGAATAAAGTCCTGTTTCCATCAGTCTGGTTTGGTGCAATATAGAATTGATAATTAACACCAGGCATCACCGATGATAACAAATTTAAAATATCACTTTCCTGAGAAATGATGATTGTCGAATCCGGCGGAGTTCCTATTTTGTTTTTATCCACGGTTGCAGTTTCCAAAACATATAAGGAATCACTGGTGATTGTGTTAGTCATGATATGTGCAATTTGATCAGCAAAATCTCCAATGGTCGTCCCTGATGCAGTCATTGCCGGAGTGGTCGCCCATTTCGCACCTGTTCCTGAAACTGATCGTTTAGACGAACTAGTATAATCGGCATTGTAACGTGCTGATCCGCCTGACATTGAACTACCGACATCCTCATTGATTGCACTCCATGCATCCGGTGCGCGGGTCGTCCCATCGATTTTAACGGTTCCGGTTGATGTTGTGAGATTTTGAAATCCAACTGCGGTTCCTGTGATACTATCAAACTGGCTTGCATCAATTAAAGGCACTGGCTGATCGTGGATTGCACCAAAAAAGAAATTAACTTGTTCATCATTCAAGTCTGAACCTGTGGGTCCGATATTCAAGCCGCTGGTCGTTCTGATCGGTTTTACACTCAATTTCATTTCATCGGACGTAATCGATTGTAAAAAAACCATACCTTCAAAAAGGTTGTACGCTTCATCGAATTTGATACCTATATAATATGGCCCAGGCGTTGCTAAAATCGTCGCGTAACGCGACCCGCCGAATGGATGATCGGAATCGTTTGGGCGATTGACTAGGGTAAGCCCGCCTGAAGTCATTTGAACGAATCCTCCTGATGTCGGAGCCATCTTGATTTTAGGTCTTCCAATGATATACCCGTGATAAAATCTACCATTAGCGCCCACATGCGATTCATCTGACAAGTAGTAATAAACGGACCCTCCTGCCAATGGGAGATCCATCGTTATTTCTACCTCAAGCGGTCGCGGCATCGGTGTACAATGGGCTTTCTAATGCCGCGAATTGACCAAATGAATTCGCCCTTTCAACTACCTCGACGCGTAGGTCTGACATTGCTTGATTAATCTTGCGCCCGGTCCCGTCGTAAATATTGATAATGACGCCCTGACCAGAATTACGGTTTGGTGCAATCGATCCAGTTTGCCCTGGTGTAAACAGTTCCGGCCCACGTTCCCCGACTAAATACGGTTGACCTGCCATAACATCACCGCCAGCTTGTTTTCCTGGCGGTGGTGTTTGTAGGATTTTATTAACTTGTGCGGCTCCTAAAATCGCAATTGCAAAGGCCGCTGGACCTCCAAAAACGCCAAGTTGGGACCATGCCTTCATTGCGGCTTCGTGCGTCGACATCCAAGTATTCGCGACGGCGGCGGCTTGCCAAAATCTGAAAAGTTCAATTCCTTCGTCTTTAACGCCTGCCGCCATTGCTTCCATAGTTGACATGGTTGATCTAAAAGCTTGTTCTTCTAATTTGTTTTTACTGAAAAAATAGGTTTGATCATCGCGGAACATCGAATTTCGTAATTTAGTATGATAAGCCTCCTGAAAATCTGCCAGATCTCGAGCGGCTTCCATTTCTTCAGCTAAACTATTTCGCAGTCTTTCGCTTTTTTCTTCACTTAATCCACGCTCAACTTCATTTGTTCCTCTTTGGATTTCTTGTTTTTCAATTTCATTAGTTCTTATTGCGTCAATTGCCTCTTGCCCTGCAAGATATTCTTTTTTAATTAAACCAATATTATTATTATGTAGTTTTTGCCCGTCTGCAATTTCTTGATGGTATGCAGTTTGTGCTTTTAAAAGTTCTTCAATTGCTTTTTTCGGGTCACCTCGTGCGCCTTTTATTATTTCAAAATACTTATTCGCTTGTTTTGCAATAACATCAAAACCTTTTGAAAACCCCCGAACTAATTGATCAATGATAAAACGAATTTCCTCGATTAGGATTTTGAAACCCATTGTTAGGAAATTCAGGAAATCACCAATTCCAAGAGAAATTGTTTTAAAACCTGAAAATGACTCATTAACTGCGGTCATTTGTGCAATGACTCCAGTTAATGCTACTGCGAGATTTCCCGTTAAAACCTGAGACATCAATCCTAAACTATCATTTACAGCTTCGGCATTTTTGATAAAATTTGAATCAATTGATGCTCCTGAAGAGTTAAATTGCTCTTCTAATGCTTCCAGATTTTCTTTTCCATTCTGAAGCAAATTGACCATCTTGACGCCTTCAGAATCAAAAAGCTGAAAAGCGATTCTAACTTTTTCACTTTGGTCTGGAATTTTTCCAAATTCGTTTGCGACTTCCCTTAATAAATTAGACGAACTTTTAAGCCTTCCATCCTGATCTTTAATGGAAATGCCCATATCTTCGAAAGCATCCTCTACGCCTTTTGACTTTCCAATTGCCGCGTCTGCGGTTCTTCTGGTGAACCTTTGTAGTGCCATATCAAAGGTTGAAACTTCAACGCCACTTTGTTCAGCCGCGAATCTTAATGATTGAAGCTCACCCGTTGTAACCCCCAAACGTGCGGAAGTTTTTCCAAGCTGATCTGACGTGTCTAGAAGGTCTTTTGATAATGCTCCAAATCCCAACCCGGCTACAGCACCGCCTAACGCACCCAATGAACTTTTCATGCTGTTCATCGATTTCGAAACCGATGCAAACGCCTTCTTTGTCTTGTCTTGTCCTCTTATCTCAACGGTGGTGCTTGGCACGTTTTTTTTCTTTTTGGTGTTTCAATTCAAAATATGCGATCCAGCCTTTGAATTCGTCCTCGCTGATTTCCATAATTTCGGCGACGGTCTTATGTAAAATCTCAGCAAGTTGAAAGATTGCAAACAGGTCAGGATCGCTCCTCAGTTTCCCTGAATCTCTTCATGCGTTGGATCATTCGCATTCATTTCCTCGATGATGCGCTGACATACATCAGGGTCGCATTCATCAATGATTTGATTTAAATGTCCACTCGTAAAAAGAGGTTTACCGTTCTCATCACGACAACGGAAAATAATTCCCCAGGCAATAACTTTGTCCCATTCATTATTTTGCAAGTGCTTCATAACGACAGAACGCTGGCTTAACTTCATCGCAGAACGATAGTAGATTTTCTTGTCATTCCATTCAGGCACCGTGATGAATTTAAGCTCTTCGGCAAGACGTGCTTTAAATTGATCCTTGGCGACTTTTAAAACGTCCGTCATGCGTTAGTGTGGGTTAACGCTCCCGTCCCCTGGAATGAAAAGGAAAAGCTTATTGGAGCATCGACGCTCCCACTGAAACTTACACCCGTCACAACAATCAATCCGCTCCAGTAATCGCCTGCCGATGTACCAATCGGAAAGAATTTTCCATAGAACGTGGAATCTCCACTGATTAAAGCCGTTTCAATTGCTTCCTGCGCGGTGTCGTCGTCAGACCAGTTCGCCTCGCCTGATCCACTCCACCCGTAATTGCCTTGAATGAAAGTTTTAAACCTATCTGATCCCATCGAAGTCGTTTCAATGGCTTCACCGCTTTCTTCAATCGACCATGATGTTAATTCGGCAACTTCTGAATAAGTTACGTTATCGGCTGATATTTCTAAAACACCGCGGTTTCCTGCATGTGACATAATTACTTTCTACGCGGCGGTGTCCGGCGCGTTTTCCAAATATTGATAGATAACGAGATACGATAAACGAACCGATCCCGTCGGTTTTTTAGCATCTGCGGAAATGGAAGAATCCGCCGAAACTAAATAAGAATCGCGTGCTAAAGAATTAATTAAAATATCTCCTTGCATTGCGATTTGGACTTCCTTCTGGATCTGGGCCAAACTATTTTGGACAGTTTGGCCTGATCCTCCTTGTGCATATCCTTCGATGTTAACGGTTAATTCTGCCTCGATTCCTCTAGGGTTTCCCATCGACCGAATTGTTACCGATTCCTCCGCATCATAAACTAAAAGACATGGCAAACTCGATTCCTCAACCGGATATGCACGCGATTGAAAAACATTTGATCCGGTTGTACTTAATCCGGTTACATCGGTTACAATGCGCTCCCGGATTTGTCGCCGGAGATGGTTTGCCATTATTGTTCTTCCAAGATCAGCAAAGTCGTTCCTTGATATCCTGAACCGAAATCCGCCTGCACTCCGACCACCGAATAAGTCGTCGAATTAACGACCAACGCATCACCATGCGCGACGCTGGAAACATCGCTGGTTTTACAAAGTGCGGTCGGCGTGTTTGATTCTATATCGACCTCGCCTGTATCCATTGGAACGCTATTGAACGGTTTATCGAAAAGGACCGTGATCGTTGACGCTGACCCTCCGTCGGGCGTATACGTCGCCGATGCTCCAAAATCGTCAGAGTTAAAAAAAACACCTAAATCGGCGGCAACCTCGATCATTTCTTTTTGCGCTTTTTAGG